TCGATTCCGTATAGTCAGTTCGTGGCCTATAAGCCGACCATGAACAAATACGAGGTTGCCAAAACAATCTTGCAGGGTGATCAGCTGATCAACCCGACGAAAGCGCAAAAGGACGCAGGGATCAGCGCGGTTAAGTTGCCTGCGGATGACAAGCTCAAACAGACCTTTGATGATGAAATCGGTAATGCATTCTCCCACAATCCTCAGGCGCGCCAGATGGCCTGGTCAATCTATAAATCAGCCTATGCTGGTCTCGCATACACCAGCGGTGATAGCGATGGGGTGAACACTAAATCCGTTGATAGCGACATTGCCGAGAAAGCAATCCAGATGGCAACGGGTGGGGTGATCAAAGGGTTCAATGGTGGTGACGTCGTTATGCCATTCGGCATGGACAAAAGCACATTCAAGGATCGCTACACTGCAGCCGCCGGTGATGCACTTAAATCCGCCGGCCTGAATCCGGCCAGCCAGTCAAACTTTGTTCCGGTGAATGTAGGTGACAGTCAGTACCGGCTGGTGACCGGCAGCGGACGCTGGGCGACAGATCCGAAAACCGGCGCGCCAATCACAGTGAGGGTTCAGTAATGTCAGACTTATTTTCACTGGCCCCGGAAGGCCAGGCATGGGCAGATAATCAGGCAGCAGATAAGCAGGCTCAGCCTGATGACTATGATCCGCGCTGGTACGCAGGCAGCGGTTCTGCTCTGTTCCGTGGTGCAGCCGAAGGCACTGTTGGACTTTTGCAGACTGGCGTTGAGGCGGCAAAGCTGTCGCCTACTTACAGCGCGCTGCGCGGTGATCTGCCAGAACTGGATGAGATTGTTGACCAGAATTTTACGGCGGTTCAGAAGTCGCTAAATGACGCGCGCAACGCTGTAAAGCCAGCACCAAACAGCCAGGGTATGGCAGCAGATATTCTGGAAGGTCTGGGCACCTTCGCTCCGGCAATCGCAGCAACCGCCGTGGCGGGGCCGGTAGCCGGTGGCGCGGTGGCATTTGGCAGCAGCTATGAATCAACCCGCCAGGATTTTCTGGGGAAAGGTGTCGATGCAGATACCGCCGGTACCCTGGCGCTGGAGCAGGCAGGCGCTAATGCGCTGGGCATGGCTTTACCTGCCGGAGTCGGCGGCAGACTGGCGACCCGCCTGCTATCCGGTATAGGGATCAACACCGGCTTTGGCGCGGCTAACCGATTTTCCCTGGGCGAAACGCTGGAAGAAAACGGCTATGACGAGCTGGCAAAACAGTATCGCGTCTGGGATAAGCAGGCTCTGCTGGTGGATGGTGTGCTGGGTGCCGCGTTCGGCGGCGTGCATCATCTGACAGCACAGCGCGCTGATACGCCGCTGGCTGATCCGGCTCCGGTCCCAGCTGAGTCACCAGCAAATCCCACAGCAGAAGTGGACCCGCCGATCCGTGATGGAATAGCCGCGGCTGCTGATGCACCTGTTATGGGCGATGCGCCGGCAGCGGGTGAACCTGCAACGCCCACCTATGAATCCCGGGTTGCTGAATTGCAGGATTTAGCCGGACAGATCGTCAATCGTGGAGACAGAAAGGCGCTTTCTCAGGAAGTGCATGACCTGCAATACCAGCATGACCAGGCTACCGCTCAGCTTCAGGAGCTGAAAAACACGCCATTAAGCGGCAGCGGAAAGGCACTGTCACAGGCACGCGCGCAGCGCACCGCGCAGGTAAACGAACTGGATATGCGTATCGGTCTGTTGAAAGAGCAGATTGATCAGCACGGCGCCACACTGGCAGACAGCAGCCCGGGTGGCAGATTCTATGAAGCCCGTTCTGACCTGTCGCGCATTGAGCAGGGTCTCATCCCGGATAGCATGCGCGGACTGGTGCCGGAGGCGCAGATCAAACCGAGTGATGTGGATGCAGCGCACGTCATGAATGAGGGGCTTTATTACGATCTGGAGTCATCGCCTGTTGTTCACTCCGGTAATGAAAGCCTTAACAGCCATGTGGCTGCGATGGACCAGGCGTCTCGCCAGTTGCTGTCAGGTGAGCCGGTTAATGTGTCTGCTCAGATTCGGGGGCTGGACGGAATCGCGCGGCCCGATGCGATCGCTACTGGTGAGGCACAGCGCGCAGAGCTTAGCGCGGCCTACCGGGAAAACGGTATAGCCGAAACCGTGGCACAGCCATCTGAACCGGCTATTCCGCCTGTCCGTGAAGGTAGTGCATTTGCTGGTGGGCGCTCTGGGGAAACCTCATCGTCTGAACAAATAAGCACAGACCCGGTTACGGGCGAGTCGATTTCATCAAGCAGCTATGACCTGATGGCAGCGCGTGACATGTCACAGGCTAATACAGACATCATGATTGCGCACCCTGACACCGGGGAGCCTGTAAGCCTGGCGCAGGCGCTGGCCGATCTTGATAATCAGATTGCTACTGTGCAGAAGGAATCGAAAGTTTATAGCGTGGCCGCAACCTGCTTCCTGAGGAATCCATAATGAAACAAGCCTGTGTTGATGCCATCACCCAGACGCTGGGCCGCCAGCCGCTGGCATCTGAACTAAAAAATATTGAAGATCTGATCAGCGACTCAGTACGTCAGGTATCGCGCATGAACGCACGCGCCGGTAAGAGCGGCTTCCCCGACGCTGACACCTACAAGCAGGCTGCGGATCTCGCGGCACGCCGGGTTGTGCATGACGTGTTCAAAAAGCGGCAGCGCCTGGCACAGAACGCAATCGCTATTAACAACGTCACCGAAACGCTGAACCGTAATGTTCCGCTATCGGAGCAAACACCAAAGAACCTCACCCAGTTTATTTTCTCCGGCCGCCGCGTCGCTGATGGCAAAGAAATCGATGTTGTCTCAGCCGAAGAGCTGGCGACTGGTGCTTTTCAGGACTGGTCACGCCAACTCAGCGCCGAAATGACTGCGGCGGGCGGTGATGTGCAGAAGTTCTTTGAGCAGGCTCAGGCGCTGGGTGAGCAGCGCTTTCGCAACATGTTTGATCAGCGCGTGGGTAAATCATCTCAGTTACAGCTGCTGAAAGAAATTTATGGTGAAGACACAGGTAACCCGGCGGCGAAGAAGATCGCCAGCATCTGGTCAGACGTAACCTCACGCGCCCGGCAGGAGATGAACGACAGCGGCTTTGACATCGGCCAGCGCGATGACTGGCACCTTCCCTATGTTGATGACACGGATCTGGTGCGCGCAGCCGGGCGCGAGGAATGGCTGGCCACGTTGCCACTGGCAGAGCGTACGCAGGCCCGCCTGGCCGGTCGTATGCCTCCCGGCGACTGGGCGCGCCGCGCTTGGGTGGATGACATTTACAACACGCAGGACCGGTCGCAGTTCGTTAATCCGGACGGCACCCCTATGAATGATGTGCAGTACCGTGAAGCACTTGAGTACATTTTCGAAACCAAAGCCACTGATGGTGCACAGAAACTCGATCCCGGTGCTTTCGCTGGCAGCGGCGGGCTAAAAAATCGCGGCTCGCAGAGCAGGGTGCTGGCCTTTAAGGATGCCGAAAGCCACTTCGGATACATGGAAAAATACACTCAGCAGCCGGTGGTTGGCGTGATGATGGGTCACCTGCAGTCAGCATCGCGTGATTTGGGCGTGGTAAAAGCATTCGGCCCTGACGCAGCAACCAACTTCAAGCTGATCGCCGATCGCGTTTACCAGAATGCTGTGAAAATCGATGGGGCTGGTCATCCGATTGTTGAGATGAACAAAGAGCGCGAGCTGGTACAGCGCATGTTCGACTCCATGGCCGGGCTGAACGGCGTGAACAGCACCAGCGTATTCTCGTCGGCGGTGGGCGGACTGCGTAACCTGATGACATCTGCAATGCTCGGATCCAGCGTCATCACGGCAACATCGGATCAGGCAGTCATGCGCGCTGCAGCGCAGGCGCTGGGCTTTGACCGTAACGGCATGCGCCTCTCTGCTACCACAATCCGTAACCTGTTCAGCGGCGATGCGAAACGAGCCAATGCCGAATTAGGTTTGTTGGTTGATGCTCACTCAGCAGTGATCGCTAAGATGGGAGGCTTCGATTTGACACGCGGCATCACTGGTTGGTTTGCTGAGAAAACGCTTAAATGGTCCGGGCTGATTGCTATGGATAGGGCAAACAAAGCAGCGTTCGGGCTATTGATGTATAAAAACATCGGAGAGCTGACGCGGCGCTATTCCACCCTGGATGCGCTTAAAGGGTCAGATAAAGCCTTATTGTCATCAAAAGGCTGGAGCGCTGAAGACTGGGCAATTATGAATGCTGCAGAGCTGAAGCCCCTTACCGCCGGCGGCCACATGGGCATGACGCCGGATGCAATTTACTCAGTACCCGATGAGAAGATCAGGCAGATACTTGCAGGGCAGATTGATCGCGTGCGCGCTGGTGCTGATGAGGCGCTGGCAAACTTGGGGGCCATGACAGATAGTCGCGCTGCGAATCTCCGCCAGGCCTATGATTCAGAGGTTGAACAGACCATCAGCCGCATGGTACGCAATGCGCGCGCCGAGGCGGCACAGAAGCTGCTGGGTGTGACGCACGGAGAAATGACCCAGGCTATTACAACAGCGACCGGCATCGATACCTACGCGCGCGATCAGGGCGGCGAGCTGTATAAGAGCTTTATGCTTTTCAAAACGACGCCGTTTGCAGGTTTCCGTCAGATGGTCACCCGGGCACAAAACCTTGACCGCGTTCCTGCGCTGAAGTTTCTGGCAGCGTACATCGGCGGCACGACCCTCACAGGCATGTTTGCCAATCAGCTTAATGCGCTTTTATCAGGCAACGATCCTATCGACATGACAAAGCCAGGGGCATGGGTAGGCGCTACACTCAAAGGTGGCGGCTTCGGTATTTACGGTGACTTCCTGTTTCAGGACCATACTCAGTATGGTTCGAGCATCGCAGCAACACTTGGCGGACCAAGCCTGGGCTTGGCTGAGTCGCTGATGAAGCTGCTGATCACCAACCCACAGAAGGCCATGCAGGGTGAAGAAACATCATTCGGTGCTGACGCAATCAAAACCGCCAGGATGATTACCCCGTTTGCTAATCTGTGGTATACGAAAGCCGTAACGAATCACCTGATCCTGCAGCAGTTGCAGGAAATGGCCAACCCGGGTTACAACGACCGGGTGCGGGACAGGGCACAAAATCAGTTTGATGTAACAAGCTGGTGGAATCCTGGCGACACTGAGCCGCGCCGTGCTCCAGATTTGGGAAAGGCCGTGGGGGATTAGTGGAGATAATTTTAAAGCTGGCTATTGTAGCGGGTTGGTTCTTCGCAGTTGTTGCTTCTGCAATAGCATGCTGGTCTGTGATTATCTGGCTTCTGAATCGGAAAATCATCAATGAAAAAGGGGCTGCAGCAATCTGTTTTACCGTTCTTTTCGCGGCAATATTAGTCTGCACAAAATATAGATAAGCCCGCACTGCGGGCTTTTTTGTTACCGTTAGAGTAACTTTTATGAGCGATTACGCTGGCAGGTAATAGATATCACGTTTTTTCGATGCAAGCCTTCATGTACTCAAGGTGAGTAATCATGTCAGCCTTAACTTTCTTTGTGGATGAAACATAGTTAAACAAAGCGTTAACTTCGTCTCTTGCCCCGCCCACACTGTTTCCCTGTCTTTCCAGATCCTCAAGTAACCGAATGATTTTAGAGTCCTGAGGTAATCTGGTAATCCCTTCATCGCTGTACAGTTTTTCTGTATACGCATCGTTGCTCGGGTAATGATATTCACTGCCATATTTCATAGCGTTCGCCCTCCTGATTAGACTGTATATATATCCAGTAAATTGCGCAAGTTTTTGGCTGTAAACGTAACAAAAAATATTAACGCATAAACTGGAAACAGCAGTTACCAATTATCCATTTATGCATTGATTGCTGTAAACTGAGGTCATATTTCAGCCTGGAGTCACCTTCATGACCGTATCTACAGTTATTAACCGCGAGCAATACACGGGGAACGGCACAACCGCTGATTTCCCTTTCCGTTTCCGGCTGTTGAAGGACAGCCATATGGTTGTCACTGTCAGTGACAGAGACGGGAACATCAGCACTCTGACCCTCGGTACCGATTACACAATTTCAGGAACGGGTCTGGTCAGGGGAGGCTCAGTGACACTGACAAATCCGTTGCCCGATAAGTGGAAGATCTCACTGGAGCGCGTTCTTCCTGCCGTTCAGGAAACAGACCTGCGTAATCAGGGCCGCTTTTATGCAGAAACGCATGAGGACGCATTCGACTATCTGACAATGCTCATTCAGCAATTTGGCTCATTACTGGATGTGTCTTTGCGCAAGCCCTCATGGCTATCAGATTATTACGATGCAAAGGACAACAGAATATCTAACCTGTCTGATCCCAAAAGCCAGCAGGATGCTGTAACCCTGAGCTATCTGATTAACGAGATCCGCAAGGCTGTAACTGCCAGCTCCGTCGACATGGGATCTCTATCGAACACTGATAGCCTGGCGCTTGGCGATGCTCTGATTGGAGTGAGGCAGCCTTTTACGGGGGCCATACCGCGAACTCAGCATGATAAAAATAGAGATAAAGTAACCTTCAAAGATTTTGGAGCTATCGGTGATGATACGCTGCATCAGCTATCAGAAAGGTTCACAACCTTGTATGAGGCTAAGCTTGAATATCCATTCGTTACTTCATTGTCACAGAGTATTGATTATGCTGCACTTCAGGCTGCTGCTAGTTCCGGGATTAAATGGATTTCCGCCCCAGATGATAAACTTTACCGCTATGTTATTAACGAAAGCATACTGATAAATTCTCACAATACCTCTTTCGATTTATATGGTAGTGAGATCAGGATGGTAGACCCGACTGGTCTTAAATCCCACTTTATTTTTAAATCTGATGCTGAAGTTCAGTTACAGGGTAATAACCTATACAACGCGACACTGGTAAATGAATATCCGAGCAGAGTCTATCAAATAAAAGCTGATTTTGTGAGCAACTTTACCACCTATAATTGCACAGGATACAGCCCAACATATGGTAAGGTTTGGGGTTTTTTAGAACTTAAAAGAGCTATCGCGTGTTTCTCTTTTAGGTGTAAAACCGAAAGAATGAAAGACGCATCAGTACTTATTTATGGTTTGGCACCAGATGCTCATCATAGTATTGATTGCGTCATTTATGATTTCCGTTTCTCCGACGGAGATTATGGAATAAAAGTAGTCAACTATGCAGAAGGAATGTTCCTGAGAAGGGGCTTCACTTACGCTCAAAGGACTGCGTGCATTGGTTTCACTCCTGATTCAAAAGCCACAGCACTTGGCTCGATTAAAATTCAGGAGATTGATTTTGACTCCCCTAGCCTGACAGGCAGCTTCTTGTTCATGCGCTATGTGAACAATGCTCAGATCTCAGGATCATGGTTTTCCGGTCCGGTTAATGGCCCAATGATCAGACTTGAGGAAACTGACTCAGTGCTGATTAACTCACATCAGGCATACCCTACAGATGCTTTCATTCTGGATAACGGTGTGGGTACCACGCTGACCAGCAACATGATTGTCGGAGGTACTGTAACTATGCAGTTCGGTCCTCTTGCTGATAAAACCCTGGTTGCAGATAACAATATCCGCAACGTGGTTTCTGCTGTTGACGCAGCCGGTCACAAGAAGTCGCTGGCTGTTCTCAGTAATAAATTTGATTCGTCATCGTCAGCGATTACTGCAACGACCAACCCTCTGCACGTTATTAAAGGTAATGCCGGCGATAACACCAGCGGAGCAACAACATCGTCCTTTATACCGTCATCGCCCTATGAGACTCGCGTCGGACCGCGTCCTGAAGCAATCTCCCTGAGAAAAGGGGCAACGATTACCTCTATCTCCGTGAACGATGTGGAGGTTTACAATAGCTCAGATGCACCGACCGCCTCGTCGTTCATTGGCCTTGGCGTTCTGCCGCCAAACACAAAGATCATAGTGACCTTCACCGGTGGCAGCCCATGGCTGAATCGGGTCAGAACGTAAGTTCATAAAATGAAAAAGCCCATCATTGATGGGCTTTTCTGATGCACTAAAAACATTAGATAGCAGGGGTAGATACCCGTACCGGTTCCACTGTTTCCATTTTGACATTGTTAGATTTTTTTACGAAAACTCCCTTCGCAAAATACGACTCTACATATTTATAGAAAATTCCCGCAGCGATAACTGACATGCATGAAGTCATTATCAGGCTTGATATGCCCTGTGCAAAACCGCCAAGGCCAAAATAAACCAGCCCATGCAAGGTCACTCCCTGCATCAGCACATGTATCAGATAAAGAGAAAATGAAATGTCACCAAGATAAATCAAAAATGACGGGGTCTTAATATGGACTGTTTTACTGACAACAGTAAGGCAAAGCATCAGGGGTATTATTGACGTTCCCCATTCCATTAATCCGTGCCCGATTCGTGAGCCAGAGACATACTGAGCAAGGGTAAATGAGAAGGTGAAAAACACCAGCATCCAGCATAACTTCTCACTCTTTATGGTTAATCCTGAAAGGTAGATTTGGCCGATAACGACGCCTGCAACGAACATCCATATCATTGGTGATGTAAAAAGACCCAATGCAATACTGCTGAATCCATAGTCGAAAGTAGGGCTTAAGCTAAAATATCCTCTTGTCATGTAAGGGACAACCACCAGCAGCAATGCAGATATTGAATAGAAAACCACCCATCTGAATTTTGCAGCGAGCATGGATACCGCAAATATAGCGTAAAAGATTATCTCATAAGTCAGCGTCCATCCCACTGGTAGTACTGGTGCTCCAAAAGTAGGCGCCGGATCCTTACCGCTTGGAACGAAAAACACACTTTTGAAGAGTGCTATTAAGTTATCTTTATTCTCAAACCAAACAAATCCTTCCAGCATAATGAAAGATACAACCGTAGCGACAAGGTAAGCTGGCCATATTCTAAGGAATCGCTTTGTAATGAATTTTTTTACGAACGACAGAGAACCGTCTGATTTCTTTGTTGTTATTACCATAATGAATCCGCTGATAACAAAGAAAAGCGAAACGCCAAAATAACCAGCAGCAAAAAATATTTCCTGAGTTACTTTTGCCCAGCTCCCGGTCCAGTAGCTTCCGTGGTAAAGAACTACAGCCAGACATGCAAAGCCACGTAGCCCTTGTATAAAATCTATTTTATTTTTCATTTGTCGTAACCGTTAGGATTAGCCCAGAACCAGATGTGTAAGTTTTGCGTAAGCAAAAAGACAGGGAATTGTAAATTAACCTTATCTGTTTGCAAGATTAATCTCATTGCTTTCGATCAAGGTCGCATCATTTTTTCACTATTGAAAATCACTACCGGCCTTCTCAGACGCTGAAATGCTGTGTTTTTTATCAGCATCATCCTAAATTACCAATAACCCGCATATGCATATTTGTGTATAGTACCGACATTAACTACGATGGAGGTGAGCTATGCGCTATGCAGGTGGTTGCCATGACTGATCCACTCTCTGTAACAGGCACATCCGCTGTGATTAGCGGCCTGAGTGGGTCAGCCTGGCTGGCTTTTTTTTATGGTGTTCCGCCTGAGGTGGTGCTTGGCGCTTTTTCTGGTTCAGTAATTTTCGTTACTGCTGCCCAGGAGTACCCGATCAAGAGGCGTCTCATCCTGGCGTTAATCAGTTTCATCGCGGGGGTAATCGTGTCCCGGCCGCCGCGCTGTTAATCGCAATCATATCGCGGTGGGCAGACGTAGCCCCCGGCTCGGTAGAGGTTCAGTCTGCCTATGCCGGTGCGGCCCTGATTATGTCTGTCGTGGCAGTAAAACTCTTGATGCGTCTGTACAAGCGATCGGGTGATCCTCAGGCGGCTCTCAAGAGGGGTTCCGATGATGACAAGCTATGACCTGCTTCAGGCCTTAAACGCTCTGCTATGCGGGGTAATCGTTATGCGTCTGGTGACGTTCCGCCGCGAGTCCGCAACGCATAAACCAGCGGGAGGCTGGCTGGCCTACGCCATTATCGTAATCTGCGCTTCCGTACCTATCCGAATTGCCTACGGCTATCACGTCAGTACTGACTATGCCGACCTCCTTATCAAAATCCTACTGTGTGGCGCCGTGCTAAAAACGCGCGGCAATGTCATGCAGCTTTTCACCATCGCTCACCGGGGAAAGAAACGTGAAAATTTCCGATAGCTGTATCGCCATCATCAAGCAATTCGAGGGTATGGAGACCAAGGCATATCCTGATCCTGCTACTGGCGGCGCACCGTGGACAATTGGTTATGGTCACACCGGTACAGATGTTCGCCCGGGGCTTGTGTGGAATCAGGCGCAGGCTGAGTCGGTTCTGAGGACTGACCTCGCCCGATTTGAATTCCTCGTGAACAACGCGCTTACCACAACTGTAAATCAGAATCAGTTCGATGCTCTGGTGTCTTTCTGCTTCAACGTTGGTCCCGGTAAGAAGGGCGTCAAAGATGGTCTGCTGGTTCTGAAAAATGGAAATCCTTCCAGCCTGCTTCGTCTGACCAATGCCAGAGACTTTGATGCTGCTGCAGGTCAGTTTAAGTTCTGGGATAACGCAGCAGGTAAGAAAATGCGCGGGCTGACCCGCCGCCGCGCTGCTGAAGCATTCCTCTATAGCGGACTGGATGTGGTCACAGCAATTAAACGCGGGCTGGCGGCAGCATGATAGCCGCAGCTGCGTTTATGAAAGCGTACTGGCGTCCATTGGTTGCGGTGCTGCTGGTGGTCGTTGGGTCGCTGACGCTGCTCCGTGTCGGATACGGTGTAGCGGATCGGTCATGGCAGGAGAAGTGGGATCAGCGTGATAAAACCGATGCCGATGCAAAGCTGGCATTCACCCAGGAGCAGCGGCGTATTGAGCTGACCCGCCAGGCGGAAATTGACACTATTCAGAGAGAAGCTGATGAAGAGAATGGTAAGGCTGACGCTCAGCGCATTGGTGCTGAGCATGCTGCTGACCGGCTGCAGTCGGGAATACAGAACGCCATCACCCAATTACAGCAGCGACGTGGCGACGATACCGGCACTGCCACCAGCGGCAAGAATGGGCGAAACGCGGGCGATCTGCTTGCCCAGCTGTACAGAGAAATTGACTCAACAGCGGGAGACCTGGCAGCAGAGGCTGACCGCCGGGGCCGAGTTGCCTTAACCTGCGAAAGGGCATACGATGCGATCCGCAATTCATCTCTCAATCCTGCACGTAAACAGCCTGAAAAATAGTCACCTTCATCTGGTGACGGTATGGCAGACGGTATGATGCATGCGGTATATTTATAAAACCTTTAAATTCAAAGGCTATGCACAGCAAAACATAATTGAGTGGGAATAAACCGGCCCATGCCGATTAAGCGCTGATGCAAAAAAGCCCGCTTCCAGCGGGCTTTTTATTGCCTGAACTCCACTTAGACGGGCCATTTTAACCTTTCAGCACATCTATCCC